GAATGCCGTGGAGTTCAAGGCCTTGTGCCGGCAGGCCCCGGCGCCCGATGTGGAGCGCCTGCCGGCGCCCCAGGCAGACCCCGAGCGTGTGAAGTCTGAGTTGGCGAAGCTGTCACCGCTGCGCAAGGCTGTAGCGGCTGGAAGCTATGACGGTAGGGCATGGGCTCGGGCCATCCTGACCAAGCATCGCGGCGGTCTGCGCGTCAACCCGACAACGCTGCAATTCGCCAAAGAAGCATTGCGCCTGACTGTGACCGGAGAGACAGCATGAAAGTCGAAGATATCACCCTGGACTGGCTCATGGAGCGTGTTATCGAGCGTGACGGATGCCTGATCTGGAACGGAAGCTACGGCGGGAAAAACTTCGACCACCCGCAGACCTACACCAACGGATCAACCATGTCGGTTCGCCGGTTGGTATGGGAGCTTTCTCGCAATCGGAAGATGCCACGCGGGTACAGGGCGAAGTGTTTTTGCGGAGAGCTTGGATGTGTTCACCCTGACCACATCGACAAGCTGCGTCACGGCGAAGAGTTCGTTGGCGTGGCTCTGTCCATGGATCACCGAATTAGGATGACATTGACCAAGCGGAAGCAATCGAAGTTTGACGACGCAAGCATTTCTGAAATCCGTTCTGGCGACGTGACAGAACAGCAGGCAATCGAGCGCTTTGGCATGAGCCATTCGTACTACTTCGGCATCAAAACAGGCGTCAAGCGCCGCGATCTGAGCAACCCATTCGCATGGCTGGGAGCATGATCTATGCCCTTCAACCCCGAGGAAGCCAGAAAAAAGACCCTGGCGCATCTGGTCATGATGGCGGCGCATCCTGGCTGGAAGGGTCAGGCATGGCACAGCGCCAACGCACTGGCGACGGACTGGCCGGAGATGTTCGGCGACTTCCCGGAACTGCTCACACAGGCCATGCGGGAGAAGTCATCCGAAGAACCGCCAAGCAGTGGGGGATGACATGAGCGAAATAACCCTTGTTCGCCAACAGCCGACCGCAATTCCGGAAACTGACCGCGAGGCCGCGCGCCGCGTGCTGTTCGGCATAGTGGACGGCCTGGGCGAAACAGGCCGCAAAGCATGGAGGCGTTTCGTCAATGGCCTGATGTCGCTGGAACCCGGCGAAATGGTCGAGATCCGCACCCACAAGGAGCGCAGCGGCCCATTCCATCGCCGGCACATGGCCATGGAGCAGCGCATCTTTGACGCACAGGAGAAGTTCGAGCAGTTCGAGAGCTTCCGCACCTGGCTCAAGGTCGGAAGTGGTTTCGTGGACTGGTACCCGGGACCAAAGGGTGGCGTCATCCCGGTGCCGCGGTCGATCAGCTACGCCAAGCTCGAGGACGGCGACATGCGCCAACTGCACGACGACATGGTGGCATTCCTGCGCACCGAGCACGCCGGCCGCACGCTGTGGAAGCAGCTGAACCCGCTGCAGCGCACCGACATGATTGAGGGGATTCTTGGGGAGTTTGGGGAATGACCTGCGCCGATCCTGGTGCTGTTCTGCACCCAGCCAAATTGAATAGTGACCGTGCCCGCACTACACCTGGGCACATTTCAAAAGGAAGTGAATCATGTACTCGGAACGAGAACTCAATAAGGCAAAAAGTATGTCTGGCGCAATCTCAGGCGCTGCTTGCAGCCAAAGTGTGAATAACCAAATTGGACCACGCGATGTGTCGCCAATTGAGCAGCAGCTCTATCGCCAAATCGGTTTGCTGGATGACCTCCAAGCCGTGGCAAACGAACTGATTGACTCCATCAAGCCTGTCATGCGCTACGACCCACGCGAAGCTCCCAAGACAGACTCGGCTGAAAAGCTCGTTGGCTCAAGTTGCGCTATGGAAAAAGAAATCGAACTTCGCAACGAAATGCTGGCCGACAAGATCCGCTTGTTGAGACAGGTGCGTGAGGTCATCTGCCTGTAACGACATGCTGCAGCTGACCGCACTCAAGCCCAAGCCTTGCGCCCACTGCGGCAGCAGCTTCATGCCGGCCCGCCCCATGCAGTCCGTATGCAGCCCAATCTGCGCCAGCCAAAAGGTGCGCCGGGACAGGAAGCGGGAGCGCGAGGAAATCCGGGAGCGCAAGGCTGCTATCAAGCGCATCCCTGATCTGATCAAAGAGGCTCAACATGCATTCAACGCATTCATTAGAGCGAGAGACGCTTCACATCCCTGCATCTGCTGTGGCCAACCTCTTGGAGAGGCGGCGACGGGTGGGGGATTTGATTGCGGTCATTACCGGAGTACCGGCAGCGCATCTCACCTGCGTTTCAACGAGGACAACGCACACGCCCAGCGTAAACATTGCAATCGCTATGGAGCTGGCCGAGCTGTTGACTACCGAATCGGACTTATCAATCGCATCGGTCTGGCTCGAGTCGAAGCCCTGGAATCCGACAACACCCCGCACAAATGGACCCGCGAAGAGCTGATCGATCTCAAAGCCACCTATCGCCGCAAGTTGCGAGAACTCAAAGCCAAAGGTGACGCATGAGAACCGGACTCGACCGCCTGGGCCGCCAGATCACCATCGAGAAGGCCACCCGCATGTGCCTTGAGAAGCGAACCTTCGACAGCCGGAACGAGGCCCGGGATTTCAGCATCCGAGGCACCAAGCGCCACGGCCACACAGTTCAAGAGCCGTACCACTGCCAACTCTGCAAGAAGTTCCACCTTGCCACCGTCCGAAAGGCCCGCAAATGAACGCCCGAAGCCAACGCCAAAGAGACTGGTTCCGCATCATCCGAGACCTGATGAAGGCCGGCGTTTCCATGAGCAAGGTAGCCAAGATCTGCGGGAAGAAGGCAACCGGCACGGTGCAGCACTGGTGCGAAGGCGGGGAACCCAAGGACACGGACGCCAGGATTGTGCTTGCCTTGTACAAGCGCCACTGCCCTGAGGCCTATGAATCCCACATGCGGGAATTTGAGCCTGACGTGCTGAACATGCAAAAAACTATCGTCCTGGTGGGGCCCAATAAGGACATTCGCGGCAGGCCATTGCCTAAAAAGGTTGCGGTAGTCCGCACTCCGCCAGACCTGCAACATGATCTATTCGAGGAGGCCGAGGCGTGACAACCAAGACAGCAGAACCAAAGCGACGCGCCGACTGGGAAGCCATCGAGCGGGATTACCGCACAGGTAAGTTCACCCTGCGCGAGTTGGAGGCCAAGCACGGCCCATCCTATGCCGAGATCAGCCGCAAGTCCAAGAAGCAGGGATGGACCAAGGACCTACGCGAAGTCATCAAGCAGGCAACAGACGCAGCCGTGTTACGTGAAACAGTAACAGGTGCACAAAAAGACGTAACAGAAACGATTCTTGTTACCGCTGAACTCAATAAGCAGGTGATTCTGAAACACCGGGGTGACATTTCCAAGACCAGCAGCCTTGCCATGGACATGCTGAACGAACTCAGTCTGACAACGCATAAGAAAGAAGAGATAGAGGAACTATTCGAGAAGGTTACGGGTGACTTGGACGGCCCTGCGCTTCAATCTGCCCAGCAGCAGTTCAAGGACTTCATGCGCGTCCACAGCCGGGTTGGCTCAGTTCATAAGCTGGCCGACACCCTGGCCAAGCTGCAGACCCTGGAGCGCAAGGCGTTCGGGATTGCTGATGAAGGCGATGGGGACGGCAAGACTCCTGGTGCGGTTGAGCCGGTGTTCAACATCACGCTGACGGCAGACAAAGCATGACCGTCGAGATTTTCGACATTCAGCAAGCCATGGAAACCCTGTGGAGGCAATGTGTTGACGCGCCGCAGCGTCCAGACTTGATCATTGTTTCCAGCAAGACCGCATCAAGATGCCGGCGCCTTGTCTATGGCCGAAGCCATCCATACAAGAGGCTTCGCGGCGCGCGTGGTCGGAAACGGAGCCTTGCTATCGCGCACAAACAGAATCACCGTGGATTGCTTGGGATCGTGGAACGATCGTGAATGGATTGACCATGCGGTACAAGTCGGACTGGGTTTGCAAACTGGTTTGCCGCGCGCGGAATGCCTCCATCGGGAAGATTGGTAGTTCGTGTGCTTTGGCGACAAGACGTTCCAGCGGAGAGGTCATCCAGATTAGGCTGGACTGGCATGAAATAGATGGTCGGTCTGATGAAGAACTTCGACGCCTGATCATTGATCGAGAAAAAGAGCAGTGACCGCCCCGACCTTCGATGTCAAATTCACGGCCAAGCAAAGCCGCGCCCTGAAGTCCGAGGCGACCGAGATTCTGTACGGTGGCGCAGCCGGTGGCGGAAAGTCGTTTTTCATGCGGGCGTTGGCCTGCATCCTGTGCGGCCTGATTCCCGGCCTGCAGGTATATCTCTTCCGCCGCCTGTATGACGACCTGATCAAGAACCACATGGAGGGTCCGAAGTCCTTCCACGTTCTGCTGGGTCCGTTCATCGCCTGCGGCCTGGTCAAGATCGTAGAGGCGGAAATCAGGTTCTGGAACGGCGCCAAGATTTACTTATGCCACCTCCAGCACGAAAAAGACCTGAACAAGTACCAGGGCGCGGAAATCCACGTCCTGCTGATGGACGAGCTAACCCACTTCACTGAGAGCATGTACCGCTACCTGAGAAACCGGGTTCGGGCGCCTGGTCTGGGTATTCCGGCGGGCGGTGCAGAGCAGTTTATGCGGATGTTCGGCATCAACTTGCGGGCCAAGATACCGCTGATACTGTGCGGATCGAACCCAGGGAACATCGGCCACCAGTGGGTGAAATCGTCGTGGGTTGACCTGCTGGGTGAATTTGAGGTGCGCAGGATGGGCCGGGATGAAGGCGGCATGCTGCGGCAGTACGTACCTGCGAGGCTGGAGGACAACCCGCAGTTGATGATCGATGATCCAGGTTACGAAGACAGGCTGTATGGCCTGGGCTCCAAGGAACTGGTCAAGGCCTACCGGCACGGTGACTGGAACATCATTGCCGGCGCGTTCTTCGACAACATCCGCGAGGACAAGCACAAGCTTCCAAGTTTCACGCCGCCTGCTCACTGGACGCGGTTTCGCTCGATGGACTGGGGAAGTGCCAAGCCGTTCAGCATTGGCTGGTGGGTGGTGGCCGAGGCTGAGTGGGTCAAGTTCCACGATGGGACGGAGCGCATGCTGCCACGCGGTGCGCTGGTACGCTACCGGGAGTGGTACGGATGCAAGCGCACGGAGGACGGGAAATCCGTTCCAGATACCGGATTAAGGCTGTCAGCCGAGTCCGTGGCAAAAGGAATCAAGCAGCGCGAGGCCGGCGAGAAGATCGACGAGCAGATGAGCCGCGCCGATCCGTCCATGTGGAAGGAAGACGGCGGGCCGAGCATTGCCGAGCGCATGCTGAAAGCCTTGCCAGACAACGGCGGCCCCAGGTTCGCGCCTGCCGACAACACCCGCGTGACTGGCTGGCAGCAGATGCACTCACGGCTGGCCTGGGAAGACGTGGACGATGGTGAGCCCATGCTGTTCGTGACCGAGGATTGCCGGGACTGGTGGCGCACGGTCCCCGCCCTACAGCACGACGATCTGAAACCCGAGGACGTGAACACCAAGACCGAAGACCACGCAGGTGACGATTCTCGCTATGCCGTCATGGGCCGCGCCATCAGCCGGGTACAACGACCACGGGAGCCGAGTGGTCCAAAACCGTGGACGCTGGACTGGATCACGCAGCAGGAAAATCGCGCTTAAACGTGGAAAAAACTTGATGCCATCGGCGTTGCAATCTAACCATGATTGCAGCCGCCAACGTCCTGCCCAACTTCGCCACGCGCCGCCACATCCTGGCGTCTGACCTCAAGGATCTGCAAGAGCCTGCAGTGATCTTTGAGGGGACGCACACCGATGAGGATGGCGCGACCGTCTATGTCTACACCGTGGCAGGTTGGCTTCATGGCCAGAACATCGCCACGATGCAGGGCGGTGCTTTGGTTGGCGGTGATGTGATCCTGATCAGCGCCCGCAGCCGTCAAGACGCCGACATGATCGCCGGCCTGGGCCTGCAGGACACCATTGAGGCGCTGAGCAACGAAGACTCCCACATGCTTGATGCGCTGGCTGCTCAAGCCCGCATTGCATCCCTGCGCCCCATCGAGCGCCTGAATCTGGCGACCAAGCCGGACGCCGAAAAGAACCCCGAATTCATGGAAGACGTCGCCAAGCTGCGCCAGTTGGCCGGTGACGACATCGTTTTGACCGTTGGCGGGGTAGCGCATTGACCTGACTTCTTGGGTGGTGCGGCCCTTTGCTTCGCATCCGGATAGCAGGGCTGTTCTCTGCCAGGGCGAAGGCCCAAAGGGGTAAATCATGAGCTTGAAAGCTAAATCTCTCGGTTCTGCCGGCTCTGCCGTTGACATGATCCTGATCAGTGGCGCCACGAATGCCACGCCGATTGTGATCACCGTTGCCGCCAACAGCGGTTTGAAGACTGGCGACCGCCTGGCTGTCTCCGGTATCACCGGCAACACTGGCGCCAATGGCGAATGGACGCTGGAGGCTGTCACGGCCACCACGTTCAAGCTGCTGGGTTCCGTGGGTAACGGTAATTATGGTGGAACGCCCCGCGCTGCGCAGATCTTCGACCAGACGCCAACCATGAAAAGCCACTCTGGCGTGCTGAAAATCGCCGGCAATCTGGTTGGCACGGTGACGCTGACGGCCTTCAACTCGTATGCCGAGTTCGCAGCTGCCGACAACAGCTTGCTGGGCGCCGTCACGGCACCGGTGGTTTCGTCTGCCGTGCAGGGTGTGACAAACACCAACGCGACTTCCGCCAGTTCCTCAACGGTTGCATCGTCTGCGCTGGTGATGGCCGCTACCAACGCCGGTAGCGACTACGAAATCAAGCTGCCGAAGTACCTGCACGCCACCGTGTCGGCGTACACCTCCGGCACTGTCATTGCGACGGTGAAAGCCTGATGCCGGCTCAACTCGCTGAGGGCGCACCTCAAACACCGACCGGCCAGCCCGGTGAGCGCGTCGTGTCCGACCAGGACAAGAAGCTCGCCGCGGATTGGCTGACCAGGATTGGTGCCGCCCTTAAGCGGGTTGATACCGAGTTCAAGCAGTTCGAGAGGAACCGCAAGCTGCTGAAAGGCCGGAAGAAGACATCCGGCGACGACATTGAAACCGTCCGTGCAAATTTGCACTACGGGAACATGGCGGCGATGCTGCCGCAGATTTACGCCAAAGACCCTGAGTTTGCAGCACAGCCCAGCAAGAGTGTCTCGGTTGAGCAACTTGGGGCGGCAAAGAAGTTTTCGGCCACTGCTGAGTTCATGCTGCAAAAGGTCGTGGTCAAGGATGCCGGCCTGAAAAAACCGGCCAAGAAGGTCATTCGGTCCACGTTCACCACGTCCGTGGGCTGGCTAAAGGCAAGCTGGCAGGAGAAAAAGCAGACCGACCCGCTGATTGCCAACCGAATCAAGGACACCCAGGACAACATTGACCGGGTGCAGATGCTGCTGTCGAAGCTGGAAGACGCCACGGCTGGCAGTGATCACGAACTGGAACTGGCCAAGCTCAAGGAAACGCTGGCCGGCCTGGAAACTCAGCAGGAAATCACCGTTGCCAAGGGTGTGGCGCTCGATTTCGTGATGAGCGAAGACATCCTGATCATCGATTCATCGATCAGGGCTATCTCGGATTACACCCGTTCGGGAGCCATTGGGCACCGGGTCTGGATGACGCCGGACCAATACCGGGCGAATTTCGGCTGCGACTGCAAGAAAGGTCGAAGCTACAAGGAGCAGTCGGGCGCCATGGCGGCCAGCGATGGCGCCGACAAGAACGCCAGCCTGCTTTGTGTGTGGGAAATCTGGTGCCAGGACGACAACCGCATCTATTACGTGTGCGACGGGGAGGAAGGGTTCTGCAAAGACCCGAGCTCGCCTGAGTGGACCGGCAAGCGCTGGTACCCGTTCTTCCTGGTGGCCTTCAATGAGATTGACGGCAGTTTCTACCCGCTGTCGGACATCGAACTCACCGACAAGCTGGTGGAGGAATACAACAAGAACCGCGACGACGCCGTGCGTGACAGAAAAGCCTGTCTGCCGGTGAACGTGGTGCGCAAGGGTGGCTCCCTGACCCCGGATGACGTGAAACGCATTACCAACCGTGAAGGAAGCGACGTGATCACGGTGGAAGGCGTTGGTGGCCAGCCGCTGACTAATGACATGTTCGTCGGCCAGTTAGGGAAGATGGACCCCATGGCCTACGACACCGCGGGTACTCGCTACGACATGGAGCGAGTTTTGGGTGGCGGGGATTCCAACACGGGGTCCATCACCAAGGCCAAGACCGCCACCGAGGCGGAGATTCTTAGCCAGGGCCTGCAAAGCCGCTCTGCCGAGCGGCGCGACACCCTGGAAGACATGCTGAACGAGCTGGGGCCTTACTGCCTGGAAATCATGCTGCGCAAGTTCACCGAGCAAGAGGTGAAAGCCATGGCTGGCCCTGATGCCGTCTGGCCTGAAATGAGCATTGACGACATTTTCAACCTGGTGACGGTTGAGGTGCGTGGCGGATCCACTGGAAAGCCCGATCGTCTGCAGGAACAGGACCGGTGGACAAAGCTGATGCCGATCATCAATGAAGCCGTTGCCAGGGTGGCAGAACTGCGCGAGAAAGGCCAGGAAGCACTCGCTCAGGCCGTGATTGAGATCACCCGCGAAACGCTGCGCCGGTTTGATGAGCGCTTGGATATTGAGCAGTTCCTTCCCAAGGCACCAGAGGGCGAAGACGATCCGGCCATGCTCAAGCAGCAATTGATAACCGGCAAGCAGCAGATGGAACATCTGATGGCCGAGCTCAAGAAGGCCCAGGAGCTTCTGCAAAAAGGCATGGTTTCCGCCGCAGCGTCCATTGCCACGTCTGCCAACCCGATGGCCGGCACGCTGGCCTTCCAGACCGTGCTGTCACAGATCAATCAAGAACCCGGAGCGCAACAAGAGGCCGTAGAGCCTGGCGCCATGCCTGTTTCTCAACCACAAGCAGAGCCCGTTCTGCAATAAAACCATGAAAATTCCGCTGAAATTCCAACGCCCGTACCGCAATGACGAACCCGGCGCCGATGGCGCAGGCGATGAGTCGATTGATCCCGGCGCAACCGGCGCCGAACTGTCGCAGCCAGTCGATGGCGGTGATCAAGGCGCCGCTGCAGAAACCAAGCCGGCGTCCATGCTGGATGCCATGTTCCCGAAGGCGGCTGAAACGCCCGAGGAAAAGGCTGCGGCAGAGCAGCGCGAGCGGGACGAAAAAGGCCGCTTTGCTGCCAAGGCTCCGGTGGACCCCAATGCACCGGTTGACCCAACCAAGAAACCCCCGGTTGACCCGGCTGAACTGACCAAGATGCCCGAGGGCCTGACGCCCAAGGCGCAGGAGCGCTTCCAGGCACTGGCCAACACCAACAAGGAACTGGCCGGCAAGCTGGAGGCAGTCTCTTCCCTGGTGGGCGGGAATCTGGACGCCGTGGCGCCCATGCTCCAGAGCGTCCAGGCGCTGCAGCAGACCTTCCAGGAACACGGTGTACGCCGGGAGCAGTTCGACCAGGGCATGGAAGTCATTGGCATGATCAACCGCGGCGACCTGAAAGCCGCCAAGGAAGTGCTGCAGGAGCAGTTGCGACTGATTTCGCTGGCGACCGGTGAGCCGGTGGGAACCGTGGACACCTTGGCCGGCTTCCCCGACCTGCGTGAGGCCGTGGACAACCTGCAGATGTCAGAAGCCCATGCGCTTGAGGTTGCTCGGGCTCGTACTGTGCAGACCGGCCAGCAGCAGGCAGAGCAGCGTCAGCAGCAGCAACGGGCCCAGCAACGCCAACAGCAGGAAGTCCAGCAGGAGGCACAACAGGCCGTTCAACAGGGCCAACTGGCCGTAGACAAGTTCTGCAAAGCCCAGATGTCAAGCGACCTTGACTACGCAAAGATCGAGCCGCTGCTTCTCAAGGAAATCCAGGGCGGTCTGCTGCAAGACGTTCCTCCCAATGCCTGGGCTGGAATCGTGGAAAAAACTTATCGGCTGATCAAACAGACTTCAGCTACGGCACGTCAAGGAAATACCACGACAGTGCTGCGACCGACAGGCGGCGAGGCTCCAGCAGCAGTGCCGAAGTCGGGATTTGAAGCCATGTGGGGGAAACCCGCTCCGGCTTCGATGTAACGAAAGAACGACATGGGCATTTGTGTGGAAATCGAGATTGACGACGCTGGCGGTCTGACTGTCGGCGTCTGTCCTCCGGGTGAAGAGTCCGGGGAGTCGAAGGACTACATGAAGCCAGTCGAGAGCATGGATGTCGCGCTCGCCAAGGCGCGGCATTTTCTGAGTGGCAAGGGTGACAAGCCCGCAACCATGAAAGAAGCCATGTTCGGCCCTGACAAGGCCGAGGAAAGCGGCGAGGAGTAAGCGGGATCTCCACCCGCACGGATTCAAGGCGTAGGCCCGGTTCGCCAGGGCGCGGTTAGCTGGTTTTGCTGGATGTGAGCGTGATTCATCCCACGCAAATGTGACGTAGTAGCCCATTCGTCGGGGCGTGTGTTTTCAACATTTGCAACGGAGATTCATCATGTCATTCAGTGCACAAGAAATCGTTGACGCCGGCAAGATCGGCCTCGACTTCTACCTGGCCGAAAAGCCGGTTGACCAGATCGCCATGGAGCGTCCCCTTCTGAAAGCCTTGCAGGCCAAGAAGAAGAAAGCCCCGGGCGCCAAGCAGTACATCGTTGAGCAGCTTCGCAAGAACTACGGCTCGAACTTCCAGTGGTACAACGGTTCGTCTGTTGTGACCTACAACCGTCGCGTGACCAACGAACAGGCCAACTTTGCTTGGCGTTCGTGCCATGATGGCCTGGCCCTGGATGAAGACCGTCTGGCTCAAAACGGTATCACGATCACCGACACGACCGGCCCGAGCAACGCGACCGACGCCGAAAAGGTGCAACTGACAAACCTGTTCGAAGAGCAGTCTGAGGTCTTGCGTCTGGGCTTCCAAGAGCAGTTCAGCTTCCAACTCCACCTGGACGGTACGCAGTCTACCGACGCCGTAGCCGGCCTGGACTCTCTGGTATCGCTGGCGCCGACTTCCGGCACCGTGGGTGGTATCGACCGCAGCGTGGCCGCGAATGCCTACTGGCGCAACAACTACGCCACCGGCCTGACCACCACCACCAGCACCGGGACCATCCTGAACCAGATGGAAGTGAACTACCGCCAGTGCATGCGCAACGGTGGCCGCCCGGACCTG